CCATCGTGCTTTTCGCTGTCTGTCTCTCGATAGGTTGGATAGTACAGGAAAAAGAAACGGTCAACCGCCTCTTTTAGTTCTTTTTCCCGCTGGATAAAAAATTGTTTCTTTTCTGTGCCTCTGCGGTGATGAACTTTCTGATATCTGGAGAACCGCGCAACAGAGCCTCATACAAATCAGCGTTATCGTCAGTTTTAACAGTTCCCAGTTCTTTGCCGTCAAACGCAAGAGGTGATTTATCGGTGAACTTACGGATACCAACAAACCGCACCAAAGCATCAGCTACACCATCGGACATTGCATCATCAAATGCCTCATCGCTGGCATCAACTTCACCCTGTGAAAAGGTGATATATTTTCTCAGCTCGCGCATTTTATCACGTGAGTAAGCCTGCACGACATCGGATTCATTACCGAGGATGCAAACCTCAACATTCCATTTCTTCCCGAAAACCTGCACCTGTACCCATACGCCATCGCGTTCATTCTGAGCAGTGCACAGCTCTGCAAGGTCTGCTACTTCTACTGGTTTATCAAACATACATACTCCTTTTGTGTTGTTTGCTATAGCGGTACTGGGAGTCGAACCCAGCACTTGAGGAAAGGAGCCTCACATGATACCGATTCACTATACCGCGGTGTCGGATGCCCGATTTCTCGAGCACCCACTTTTCAAACTTTTTTATTCCACGATTTTATAAATGACTACGCCATTGGACTCGTCATATACTTCAAACGGGAGAGATACGGTAAGTTTGTTACCGTCTGATGCTCTGGTAGGAGCCTTAAAGGTTGCATGAATATCAAACTCGTAATGAGTGCCTGTGCCTCTGTCGAGTTCGATTACAACCATTTTTTCATTCCACAGCTTTGCATCGTTGTACATTGCCATGGTTGCTTTATCCTGCGTGTTGTACAGGGTAAGAGAGCCGTTGATAACTTCATCACCGAGGGATGAGTCGATGGCCTCAGTCTGGAACAGTGCATCGGTTGCCTCTGGATTCTGACTGATAGTCAGATTCAATGCTGATGCCTGTTTGTTTTCGCTGGCTCCTGCTACCGTATCACCAATCTTAATAGAGCCCTGTCGGGTCGTATAAGATTTAGTTGTGAGTGTTGCATCTGGCTCACCCAGCGGGGATACATCGGTTTCCTGCGGGTCGTTTACGCCTACCATGCTGAATGTCATACCTACTTTAGAGTTAAGAGGGAAATTGGCTTGCATCTCACCAATCTGCACCTTTTTGAACTCTTCATAGGTTTTAGAGCCTTGATAATACTCTTTAACAACGCGGAAATAGTTCTGAGTATTTCCGAGAGTAAGTTTTGTAACGCTGGCATAAGCGGTACCGCGTTCATCGTTGTAATCGGTTGTAGCGTCTACCCAGCCATCAGAGAGCATGACAGCCTGTAAGAAATCATCAACCTCATCGATGAAAAGTTCGGTGGTGAGGTCACCAGAGCAACTTGTACCGCCAGCATCGCCCTGTGACTTGATACGAGAATTAGGCAGTACAACATCTGAGGAAATCTCAGCGGTATTGCCTGCGAGAGTACAGTCTGACGCCCTCAACGGTTTGAACTTACCGCTAACAGCACCATCGCTATCCTCTTTTGCATAATAGGTCGTTGAACCTGTACGAATTGCCCTTTAGCAACCCCCTATCTGTCGATATCTGCTATCAGATTTACTCTGACAATAGCTTTGTAAGACTGTGTATCAGCTCTTTCATCTGCAAGATACACGTTTTCAACTTCTGCATCACCGATGCAAGTACCACGCTGAAAATACTGTGTAATCAGTGACACTTTATCATCTGATTCATCAGTACCGTTATTAAGCGGAGTATGAATATCAATCTGCATCAGAACCGCGATACGTTCCTGTGTATGCTCCCCAATTCCAACAGGAGCGGGCTCTGACGGCATGAAAGAAACCTCATACCATCTTTTGTTGTTTGGCACGTTGAATGGTTTATTCAACTCTGACACGTTGTTGGCGGTAAGAATCTGCACGCCCATAGCGTCATTGATTCCTTTGAGGTATGAAAGACAATCATCTTTAATTCTACTCAGTTCCATCAGCTACCTCTTATCGCCTCTAATGTGGCATCCCATATCCGCTTTGTATCAGCAAGGGTAACACCAACCATGCCATTAGGGGCCTGTTTGCTGTACCCGTTGATTGTTTTACCCGTGCCCTTTTTTGGTGGGTTTGGATACCCGCCATATTCTAGGGTCGTGATATAAGGCAAGTTATTACTGATAAACAGTGACTCATCGCCTTTTGTATCTGGTACTGCGTTCAGTGTCACAATACCAGCTTTATTCTTTGCATCCGTAACTGTAGTATCAACCTCTCCAGCTGATACGTGCCAGTTACCGCGCGCCCGACCTGTATCAACAGGAGTACGCTTCACAATGTTGGCGAACAGAAAGAATGTAAACTGTCGCTTTGCCTTTCTGATATCCTTTTTCTGAGCATCTGCCCATCCGTCAATGTTGATGCTCCATTGTGCCCTAGAGCTTACCCCTCAAAAGTTTCATCGCAAACATAAATCGATACTTAAAAGGCGCATTGAATAATTCCACTAACATGCTGTTTGCGATGCGCTGGCGGGCTTTTTTTGCGCTCTGACGGGCCATTTTTTCTTTCTTTGCGCTCATGCTCTCACCTGTAAGTCGTACATGATTACCGTTGACCCGTTAGGGCTTAATGGCATCACGTTCACGATGTTATACTGATTTTTACCGATTTCGATACGGTCTCCCGATGCTGGATTAGCGGTATCGGTTGGTGTAAATGTTACTTTCAAGTCACCCTGTAAAACGGTTGTACCGTTAGCCAGTGATTCATCGTAAGCGGAAATAATGCAAAATCCACGCTCTCTGGTTTCGATATCCATGGGAGCGTGCGTTTCTTTGTCGTAAATAGATTCGGTCTTGATAATGCTACCAATTGAGCCGAACTGCTTACATTTTCTTCTTGCCATCTCTGAGAGCTTTGTATAGTTCATGTTCTCTGCACCTCAATCGAGTACACGCCTTTTTTGTTGCGGTCGATGTACAGGCCTTTTAGCTTGAGATTGATGGCGTCATACAGGGTTTTACCCTTTTCCTTTTTGCTTACATCGTAAGATACAGAAATTGAGCCGACACGCTCAGAAGTCACAGCCCCGTTTTCCTCTGCTACACTGAAAGTAGCGGAAAACATTACGGCATCGCAAACGGTCTGCATGAGTTTAGCGGGGATACCATCAACAGTGAATCCATCATTGTCGATGAGTCCTTTACGCGGGAATGATAGAGCCTGTTCTGCTGTTGCTTTTCTACCGCGCCAGTCAAAAGATGCATCCACATATTCTGTGGCCTTAATCAGTTCAATTTCTTTATCTTCATCGGTCTTTTCAAACCATGATGAAAAACCGCGAGCGGTAAAATATGTATCTGCATACTCGATACTTACGTATGAATCTGCATTGTTTAATCTCTCTCCAGTTTCAACAATCATCTTTTACCGCCCGTGATAATTACTTGCGCTTTGCGCGTTTTACTGCTGGTTTAGCAACAGTTTCTACTTTTTCAACTTCAACAGGCTCATTTACCTGTTTCGGCTCAACGGGTACATCACAAATGGTGTACCCGTCAATCTGAGCCTGTCGGATGGTTTCGGGTGAGTCGTAGATATCTGCGTATTTATCACCTTTAATCATTCTGACAGTAGCCATCTTTTACCGCCTTAGCCAATAAGAGCAACAGTGTGCTCGGGCTTGATGTTCTTAACACCCCATGCGGTTGCAATGGTTACGGTGTTCTGATATGCACCACCCCACAGAGCAACTTCAAATGACAGACCCGATACAGGGTCGGTGATATAGGTGCGGTCAAGAGCAAGGTCTCCGCCAGCTGTTACGGCTGGTACACGGGTAGCGAGCAGAATAGAACCGCGAGAGAAACAGGCGTTTCCAGTGTATGCGCTACCTACTGTAACTGCGGTATTATCAGCAACGTTAGAAACGAGAGGAGTTGCGAGAATCATGGCAGTTCCGCCACTTGCAACATCTTCTGCTACAACGTATTTGGTGGTATCAGCTCCGAAAGTTACGATAGAACCTTTGGCAATAGCACCACTACCAGTATCGATAGCAATTACTTTAGTACCCTTGGTTGCTCCACCGTTTACGAGATAACCGCTTGCCTCAGAAGTTCCCATTTCTTTGAATCCAGCAGATTCGCGGATATTGAATCCGAACAGGTTACCGAGGATACCGCGTCTCAGCAAATCGCCACCGTCAGAAGATTCGTTGATTTTCTGCAGTGATGCGATATTGCGTAAGTCCATACCGCTTTCGGTGTTGATAACTGCCTGTAAGTCAGATACAGGAGCTCCATTATCTTTCAGAGTTTTCAGAACCGATGTAAGAGCGTTGGTGTTAGATGCGAACGGATGAGAGCCAGCAGTACCTACAACGTTACCTTTTGCAAGTGCTCCGCTGATTGCCTCAAGTGCAACATCTTCTTCGATTTCGTTTACCAGTGCACGCATACGCTGTACGTACTGGTCGCGGATAACAGCAGAAACTTTTCCGCCAACTCCGAGCTGTTCTTCACCAGTCCAAACGATTGGCTTGGCTTTCTTAACCTTGCTGATGGTAAGGTCAACATGGTCGATAGTTTCACCATCGCCAGTAGGTGCTGAGTTCGATGCAACAACATCTGAGGTGGTAGCATCAAATGGTGTTACAGGAATAGATACGGTCTGACCTTTAGCAACTCCGCTGGCGGTCATGTCCTGTGTGACGGCTGGAATCATACCAACGAGTTCGCGTGATACGATGTCGAGCGCTTCATAAAGAGTTGGGATTAACCCAGTGAGTGTGTTTGCCCTTTAGCAATTCTCCTCTCAAAAAATTATATCAGTTTACCGCCAGAGCGGAAAAACTCACTTTTTTCATCGGGAGTCATGCGTTCAAAATCCGCGCGGGATTTGGTCATCTTGCCTGTTGGTGAAGTATCACCGCGGTCCCCACCGCCTACCGTTTGATTCTTGATAAAACTTTTTCCCTCTGTAGTAGAGGCATAATTCTGCATAACTTCCTGTATGGTCTTGTTTTCCTTGTTAAGGAACATTGTTACACCGTCAATATCTTTTGCCTCGAAATGATTTTCAGCAAGTACGATGTTTACAAAACCTTTGCGCTGAGCGTCACCGATAAAGGTGATTTCTTTAATGCCCTCAGCAATGGCATCATCCTGTAAGCGTTTAAGATGACTAGTTTTGAAATAGTCACGTTCTGCTGTCATGGCCGACATTTTATGGTCGTATTCATCCTGCTTGAGTTTCAGCTGAGCATCGTAGTATTTCTTATGCTCTTCCGCTGAATTGTTTTTTAATTCAGTTTCAAGAGCGCTGATTTTTTCACTGTACGATTTTTCAGATTCGCCATAGGCTGAAATCTGCTCTTTCAGCTTTTTCTCTGCACCAATTAACTGCTGATTTTTTTCAATCAGCCCGCGTTTGTCTGCTTCATGTTCGCTAATGATGAGATTGATTTTCTCTTCAACGCTCACATCTTCTTTAGACAGGATACCTGTCAAAGTTTCGTTATCAAACATTCTGAGCACCTCTTAGAGATTTTAGGAATGGTCATAAAGGATATAAGGCGTAACCGTGCCCAGATATAAGCCATAGACCAATTTTCTGGGCAACCCTTTATACTTAATTTATACTACACAGTCGTTATGCCGTCAATAATCAGCGTTTCGCACGTGCGAAAAGAATCACCGCAATTCAAAGCTAAGAAATATCGATGTCCCAGCACGAATAGCATTGCATTTAACTGAAAGATATGGTCTTTTCTCGTAATACTCAATGTAATACCGTGAAAATATAGCTGACTGAACATCTGCCATGAGAGTAAAATCAATCTTTATCAGTCCTTTATCAAACTGAGTCATAATCATGGAGCATGGTACAGTAAGTCCGCTATCGTCTAATGTGTAAAGAATATCACCAGTCTTTAATGGCTCAAAAGGCATATAAAGGTTATCAACAACCTTTTCAAAGTTATGCTCTTTCAGAATGTCATTAACCTGCTCAACGGTCATCCCGAACTCAATACCGCATGGTAATTTTGCATCATCCGCGAAAACGGGAATACAGATAAACAAAAGGCACAGGAAAACAATAGATAATCTTTTCATGCGCTCATAATATCGCGGGTGTTACTATAAGTCAAAAAAAAGCCCGCTATCTCTAGCGGGTTGATTTATCAATAATTTTCAATGTTTAGAACAGGATAAATATCTGTGTCATCATCGCTTGTAAATAAATACCCGAGGTGGCGTCTTAAAATACCCATATCAGCATCCGTAAGGCCCACTGTATTACCCTCGCCATCATGCTTTGCAATGATGATTGTACCGTACAGGATACCAACGGGATGCCCGTTTTTCATCGCTATTACTGTGGGTATTAAGTCTTGATTATAGAGCATAAACTCCTCATCACAGATAACATCGAATGATACGCCATCAAGTTCAAAACTGTGGTACTCGACAAGGTTGCAATCAATGATTTTATAAAACTGCTCCAGCTGGTTGTTTTCGTCAACCTCAACATAATCAGCTGTTTTTTTGAATGGGTTTACTGCATAAAGTTTCATGTGTTTAATCTCCTGTACAAAGGCGGTATTTCTACCGCCCCTGTTCTTTAGTTAGCGTTATCCCAGATAATCTCTGCAAGTTTCAGAAAATCTTCTTTGCTGAGCATCTGCGCAGACTGTGAAATACGCCATCCAATATCTTCTGCATTTTTTGGCATACCCATCATTTCGGTTTCTTTAACGATTTTACCGATGATACTTGCTTCATAAATCAGCTGGCTGTTAAGTTCGATTTTTTCCATGTGTTTAATCTCCTTTGGCTTTCGCCTTACATCTTTATAGTACAGTATATGGTACTATAAGTCAATAGCTAGTTTCAAAATAGATACTGAAAAAGTAAAAAAAAGCGGTCATTTTCAGACCGCTAATCAAATAAATATGTTATCTCAGTTATCTTTTACGATGTCAAAGTAACACTCACCAGCAAACTCATCACGATGTCTGTTGATGTATGCCTCTGCATCCTGTTCGCTGTCAAAAAACATAAATGAATCATAATTGTCTGTAATATCACCATCATAGGCGATGGTGCCAACTTCCTGCATATAACCACCCTCAGAGCGGGTAACGTAAATGTAATATTTCATGTTCTAATCTCCTTTGTGGCTCATCTCTCAACCACAATTTAATAGTACCATATACTATACTATGTGTCAACAAAAAGTTTCCAAAAATGTACTCTTTTTGAAAGTTCAAAAGGGCAAAAAAAAGGAGGGGTATTGCACCCGCTCCGAGATTAAAACACGATTAGAAATATACAGGAATGGTTATGGAATGTCAAACAGTTTTCCGCAACTGCTCCAGCGTGATTACCCTGTTATCAGCTATAAATGAATCCATGCTCTGTCCTTTTTTGAACAGATTGAACCGTGTACGACCCAGTACATCCATCTGTACAGAATCGGGCTGGCTCTTGAGCCACTGAGAGAAAGATATAGAGCCGTCAACCTCTCCGCCCTCGCTGGCTCTCATGCCATCATACTCATCTGTCATGCCTTTTATTTCTGGGATAACAAGACAACGGCAATTCAAGTGCAATGGCAATTCGGGAATGTCTTTTAGGCTCTTGAACAGTTTCCCGTCATAATGGCCACATACTATACAAGTCCTGCGGTCAAGCGTTGCAAGGTACCGATACCCGCTGAACAGTCCCGCATTTTTCTCGTAGATTTTATTTCGTGTTTCGTTTGCGAATGACTGCAAGGCAGTACGGGTGTAAGCGTTGATTGAGTTTCTGAGCGTGCCAATCGTTCCGCTATCAATCACGCCCGCTGTTGTAGCTGAACCAACTACCCGCCTAACAATATCCGCGGTTGTCATGCCCGTTAGGTATCCTGTGCGCAACTGAGCATCCCATACATCGATAAACTGTGCACTGAAAGTCTTTACCATGGTTTCAAACGGTCTGCCAGCAATAGGCGCAAACTCCGCAACGGTCATTATCTGCTCAACCGATGGGAGAACCATATCAACCAGTCCGCCATACTGAGCCATAAGCCCTTTCTGTGCGTCCAATTCGGCTCTTATTACCTCTTCTAGGTCTAGCGTTGATTCTAGGTTGTTCTCGAGGCTCTGAGCGGTACTTCTGAGTACTTTGTAAATCTCTTTATACCGTGCCTTTGTATATACGCCATCGGTCTTTTTTATTTCATATTCAATCGCCCTGTTTGCTCTCTGGAGTAAAGCGAGAACAGAATTAGCGATATTGTTTTTATACCGTTCTAAGTAAATCTGATGGAGTATTTCTGCGTTTTCTAATTCTGTCCTTGCTAACTCCGTGTTTTACAGGTCGAATTGATGCTCAATCTGTGCCTGTCCTGCCATCTGTGCCAATGCCTGCTGAGATGCAATGGCCTGCTCCTCTTGAATCTCTGCCTGCATATCATCAAAGGTGATATCGTTAGGTACGATTTCACCCTCTCTGAGGTTATGGAAAAGTACGGTCTTACTGATACCGCCAGTCTGCCACAGTGATACAAGGGCTGTCAGTTCTGCGGGGCTCATGGTGATAATATCGTAATCGGTATTTACCTCAACGCTGATTTCATCGTTTACCACTTCCGATGAGATAGACCACTGAACATATTCCCGCGCAATGTCGGTAAACACGATAGACAGGTTACGTGCGAATGTAGCGAGTACCGAGTTTTCACCAGCTCGGTGAATTTTTGCGGTTTCTGCTGATTCTACGCCTTTGCGTTCTGCACTGATGATGCGGGCCCCGAGAATAGCCATTCTATCCTCATCCATTGCCATCATAGACTGCAATGCTGAGAAGTTACTGCCGTTTACCTCAAGGTATCCAACATGAGACACCCCCTGCGGAAAAGCCAGCATTTTGCCACCGCCCAATTTGATAGGGTCTTTTGGCAGTTCATTACCGTTTTCATCGTACTTTGTTTCAACTTCAAGCCCGATACAGTACGGTGTCGGGACACCAGTCCAATGGGCCCCGTTTTCGAGGTCTGCGCTCTTTCTGTAC